TTATGAAATCAGAAATTTTATTAACTTTAATTAAAGAAGTTGTTAAAAACGAAGTTAAGTTACAAGTAAAAGAAGAACTTGTTAAACTTATCAAATCTGGTGCAGTTACATTAAACTCACAAAGGAAACCATCTACTCCATCATTAAGAGAGATGACAGAAGTTACTCCTACACCGGTTAAAAGACAACAACCAATTCAACAAACACAAAGACCACAAAAAGAATTTACTAAAAATGCTATGTTGAACGAAGTGTTAAACCAAACCCAACCATTCACCGCTGCTCATAGAGCCGAAGGTGGACAAGGTGGTGAAGGTAGTGTATTGGATAGGATTAAACCAACTATGCAAATGGATGAGGATTGGAATACGATGGATTTTAGAGAAACAAATGTTCCTCAAAATATTCCACAACAAATGGAATCAACGGGTGATGGTTTACAAGATGCAACTATGAAGGCATTAACAAGAGATTATAGTGAATTAGTAAAAAGATTTAAATAATGGCAATAGAGTTGGGTAAAGTAAATGTTACCGATTTAGTAGAAAACGATTATAAAGTATTGGGAATAGGAATTAATACAAGTTCTAATTCCAATGGTATTTTTGCTGTCAATTATACAACTCTATCACAAGCCAAATCTAATTTACAAAATTTAATCTTAACAAAAAAAGGTGAAAGATTACAAAATCCTAATTTTGGATGCGATATTCATAACTTACTATTCGAACAAATAAATGAAGAAACAATTGGAACTAAAATAGAATCTTCTATATTAGATGCAGTTGGTACTTGGTTACCTTATTTAAATATTGAACAAATTGTGTTTGATTATAATGATAATGATATAGATACTAATAAAATTAGTGTGGATGTTAAGTTTTCATTAAAGTCAAATACAACAATGACAGAACTATTGAGTATAACTATAAATAACTAAAAAGTAAATGGCTATTAAATCTACAAATAAAAGTTGGGGTGACACTAAAAACATAAATTATGTTGGTAAGGATTTTGATATTTTAAAACAAAATCTTATTGATTATACTAAAACATATTTTCCAAATTCTTATGCCGATTTCAATGAATCATCACCAGGAATGGTGTTTATCGAACAGGCAGCTGCAATTGGTGATATGTTATCCTTTTATCAGGACACTCAATTAAAAGAGTCAATGTTGGCAAATGCTACGGAAAGAAAAAACGTTGTAGCATTGGCACAATCGATGGGATATAAACCAAAATCAACCACACCAGCAGTTACAACATTAACTGTATATCAATTAGTTCCATCAATAGGAAGTGGTTCCAATAATATACCTGATGAGTCTTATTACTTTAAAATAAAGGATGGTTTAGAAGTTGTATCAACCACAAATTCAAGTATAGTATTTAGAACTGTTGATACTGTTGATTTTTCAAATGCAACAGATAGAGAGATTGATGTTTTTAGTAGATTTCAACAAACAGGCGAACCAAATCAATATTTAATTACTAAAAAAATAAAAGCAATATCTGCAAGGGAAGTTACGACTACTAAATCAATGGGAGCATCACAGGATTATCCCACAACAACATTATCAGATACTAATATAATTGAAATAACATCGGTTGTTACCAACGATGATAATACAAAATATTATGAGGTTCCATATTTGGCACAAGAAAGTATATTTGTAGAAACTGCAAATATAGAATCAAATTCTAATACATACGAATCGTCATCGATTGTACCTTATATTTTAGAGGTACAAAAAGTTCCGTATAGATTTTCAGTAAAAGTAAATTCAGATAATACAATTGATTTACAATTTGGTGCAGGAAATTCTTCAGGTGGTAATGAACAATTGTTACCAAACTCAAAAAATATAGGATTGGGATTGGCTAATTCAATTAGTAGATTAAATGCAGGAATTGACCCATCTAATTTTTTAAAAACAAATACATTTGGAATTGCACCTATTAATAAAGAACTTACTATAAAATATTTAATTGGTGGAGGAGTTGAGTCTAATGTAAATGCAAAAGATTTAACAACCATTTCAAAAATAGAATTTAATGAAGATTTACTTTCTATTACGGAAATAAATAATTACCAACAATATAAATCATCAATTGCAGTTGAAAATTTAGAATCAGCAACAGGTGGAAGAGGTAGTGAATCTATTGAAGAAATTAGACAAAATGCATTAGCAACATTTGGTTCTCAAAATAGAGCGGTAACCAAACAAGACTATATTGTAAGAGCATTATCTATGCCTGAAAGATATGGTGGTGTTGCAAAGGTATATGTTAGTCCTGATGGAGAATTGGATAACAACTCACCAGCATCTATACTTGCAAATCCAAAAAATATTGCAGAATTTGTAGGTATAGTAGAAGGATTAAGTGGAAAACCAAAAAATGAAATTCAAAAAGAATTGGTTAAATATTTATCACAAAAGAAATCAAATGTGGCGGAAGCAAATAATCCATTTGCAATTAATATGTATATTTTAGGATATGATTCTAATAAACATTTGACTAATATAAACAATGCTATTAAAGAAAATTTAAAAACATATATAGGTGAATATAGAATGATGACAGACGCTATTAATATTATTAACGGATTTATAGTTAATATTGGTGTTGATTTTGATATCATATGTTATTCAAATTTTAATAAAAGAGAAGTTCTTGCCAATTGTTTGACAGAATTACAAAATTATTTTAATATAGATAATTGGACATTCAATAAACCAATTAATATTTCAGAAATAGAATTAATATTAGCAAATATAGACGGAGTAATGAGTGTTCCATCGGTAAAGGTTTCAAATCTATGTGGCGGAGATGGTAACTACTCACCAAACAAATATAATATAGACCAAGCTACACGTGGAAAAATGATTTACCCATCATTAGACCCATGTGTATTTGAAGTTAAATTTCCTAACAAAGATATAAAAGGGAGGGCCTTATAATGCATAAATTTTACACATCATCATTCGATGCAAGTATTTACTTACAACAACCTGAACAAAACGCAGGCAGAGACCAAATATTAGAGGTTGGAAAACTATATTATGGTGATATAAAGGATATCGCGAGAAGTTTAATTAAATTTGATATAACACCAATTTCATCTTCAATTTCTAATGGAGATATTAGTGGAAGCTGGAAAGCGTTTATCAATTTGAAGTCAGCAAACTCTGCAGAAATTCCATTAGAGTATTCAATTTATGCAAATGCAATTTCTCAAAGTTGGACAATGGGTACTGGAACTAAGTTTGATAATATATCAAACGATGGTGTAAGTTGGTATTATAAAAACGGAACCGATAAATGGATGGATTATGTATCAATACCAAATTCATATGTAAGTGGTTCTGATACTGGTTCAATCACCAATGGTGGTGGAGGTACGTGGTATACGGCATCTATGGCATCTCAATCTTTTAATAACGAACCGGATGATATTAGAATGGATGTAACAAACATCATTAGTCGTTGGGTAAGTGGTTCTTTACCAAATAACGGATTAATAATTCATCATGGATTGAGTAATGAATCGGACATATTAGATTATGGTGTTCTTAAATTCTTTTCAAAAGAAACAGGAACAATATATCAACCTAAATTGGAATTAGCTTGGAATGATTTTACATTTTCATCTAGTTTGTCAATCGTAACGGGTTCAGCTGAGGATGGATACAAAGTAGTATTGACTAATTTAAAAAATGAATATCAAAAAGATTCTAAAATAAAAATAAGAGTAAAAGGTAGAGATTCATATCCGTCTAAAACATTTGGAACAACATTTGCATACGACCAAAATAAGTACATACCAATAACATCGTATTATCAATTAGAAGATTATATTACAGGTGAAATAATATTTCCATTTGGAGATTACACTAAAATAAGTTGTGATAATACATCAAATTATTTTGTAATGGATTTAAATTCATTACCTACTAATAGAACATACAAATTAAAATTAGAAATAGTTGAAAATGGTATATCTACACTTATTGATGATAAATTAATATTTCAAATTATAGACTAATAATGGCACTAACCACTTTAGAAACAATATCGGAAAAGTTACAAGAAAAAAGACAAGCTGATTTAGAGAGTATTCTAATATCATCAGGGTCTGCTGCTATTACTAAAAATGAATATAACATAACGGTTGTAGATGATTTAAACATTGCATCATCTTTAATTTTTAAAAATTTAAGTAAACCAAAATATGATGAGGTTGAACTTATTAAAGCAATAGATGTAGATATAAAAGAGTTAAAACCAAATATACC